GCGGGTGCTAATCCAAGGTTTGCTGATCCAATTCCACCAACAGCAGAAACAGCAACCCAAGCATTATTAGCAGCGTTTCTTATATATAAGGTGTTATCTCCAGTGTCTACATACCATTGATAAGCGAAGGTGGTTGAAGGATCAGTTGCTTTTGAGTTATTAGATGCAATTGCCGCAAGCGCACTATTTATGTCAGCCCTTACAGCCGCACCCGTGCCATTTGCAATTACATAATCATGCTCAGCCATTCTTACTATCTCGACAAATTAACTAGCCGCATCTTACTCCCTTTTAAGGTGTTAGACCATACCCAGTCGCAGACCAGCTAAACGAACGGTCAACGGCAGCATTACTGCTATTTTTCACGGTAAAACTAAATCCTGTCCTAGTAACCGTTGGGCCGTCTATATAATCACCGCTTGCCAAGTTATTCACTTGTAATCCAATAGAAGGAAGATATGCATTCACCCCACCTAATCCACTAACACCAACAAAGAACGGCTTAGCAAAATTGATTGTTTTTAAACCTGCCCCAGTTGAAACAGCCCCAACACTTTGCTCTTGTCTTCTTTGCATTGTTGCTGAATAACCTAACTGAGTCACTCTTATATTTTCATCAGTATCACCACTCGTTAGAACAGTTTTAAATTCTGCGCCTCTTAACTTAAACGTACCATTAGCGAATATTTGCCAAGCACTCCAAGTTGGACTACTAGAAGGATCAGTTTGAGTTGTTCTTACATACAGTTTCGCATCAACACTATTTACCGCCCCATCCCAATCAGCTCTAGCATCTACATCTGTTATTGAGTCGAATTGATCATTAGGCAAATAACCTGTTGTTAAAAGATGACGTTTTAAATCAAGAGAATAAACAGCACCGAGATCAAGTTGATTTGCAAAATTATAGGTTCCTGTTCCTTGTATATCACCAATCAAATCAAAATTAACAATGGAATCAACGTCTGCTACCGAGTCAAACTGTTCACCCGATAAAGTAATACACGAGTTGGCAGTGTCATGGAAAACATTTGTTTTAGCACCTGAAAATGGTGTTGGACTTAATTGATCTTCTCTTTGGGTAAGAACAGCTAAAGAATTAACAGGATCAGGTAGATCAACTAAAACTGATGTCGCACTAGCTGATGCTCTACCTCCATCATCAATGAATTTAATTAATATTTCACCCTCTATAAGAGGCACTACCGCTTCAGAAGATGCACCTGATTTAGCTGGTATTAATGAGACAGAATTAGCCCAAGTTCCTGTACCATCAGTTTTTGAACTATGTCTTATTTCTACTTTTCCAGCTAATTTAACGTCTAATTCTGTTGATTGATCCCACCTTAAACGTGCTGAATTATTACTAATTGGTTCATAACTTATATTTGATACATTGGCAGGAACAGCAGTTTTCCCGACTGCATTTAACGTGATTGTTGCAGGTGTACTTGATGGAACCAAAGCACCATTAACGCTAAATAATCTAAAATCAAAAGTTCCTGCACCTGTTCCAACAATTTCAAATTCAGGCTCTCTTACCGTAACTGTTTTATAGTTTCCGTTGTTTTTATTGTATTGAAGTTTATATTCAGTAGCACCTTGTACAGTCGACCAACTAACGACTATTTTTACTAGTGCTTGTCCACTTTGTTCAAAAATAATCTCATTAGCTTGTAAGTTACTTGGTGGGTTTAAAAGTACATTTAAGTTAGATATATTAACGGTTGGTAATGTAGACCCATCTTCTACATATGCATATTTCCCACTGTTATAAGACAGAGCAGTAATTGTATAAGTAGAATCATCAGCTTCCGTAACAGATAGAACTCGCCATTTTGTTGTTTCAATTGTGTCATTTTCTAAAATCCATAATGAATTACTAGCAGGCGCACTTGAGAATGCAGAACTAACAGTAATAACAGATCCAGAAATAGAAGATACATTACGGGTTTCTACAGTTCCATTAGTTAAAATTACACTTAATTTAGGGTTATTTGTAGCATCTAAATCTGTTTGACTTGATGAATCATCGACTGTTATTTGTGTTGTTGTAGCAGTGGAAACTCTACCGCCTCGCCTCGCACCTGAAATAACAGGATCAGCAATATTAATTACGGCCCCAGGTCTACAAATAACACCGCTATCTATTGTTGTACTAAACGTACATACATTAGTTTCGTTTTGCTCGGTATAAAGCAACCAACGAGCCGCCCTAGCTGCTAAACCTCTAGAAGTACAACCAAAATTAACTAGTTTTTTAGTAATAACTCCGTATTTGCTGACTGCATTTGCATCTGATATTTGAATATAATCTTTTTCCTGAGTTTCTACATTAAAGAAAGAAGAATCAACAACAGAATGTCTAGCTTTAATACTACTTCCAGTATAAGAAAAGCCACCATCTGCCACATTAGCAAGAGTGAACAAAAAGCTAGAATCTGTTGGTTTATCTTGTACTAAAGAAAGCGAACCTTGATTCCAATACGCATTAGCTCGCATTGATGAACAAATATCATTTACAATTCTGTATGGATCGACCTTACCTTGTATTAATACATTACAAGAATATCTTGCTTCTTTTGTTCCATTTCCTGACCCATCATCTACCTCTTCATTGTTATAAACACTGCAAGAATAAAAGTCATATTTGCTTAGTTGACTCTCTACAATATGATCACCTAGCCCATATCTAGTATTAGTTAAAATATCGTATAAAATTAGACTTGGGCATGTATTCCATTCCTTATCTGCTTTAAATGTTCCGTTCCAACTACCGCTAAAAGTTAAACGCCCTGTTTGTGCATCAACGGTTGCATTACTATAAATTTTTGTCTTTATTCCTCTTATACGATATGAACGAGCTGGAGCCGAAGGAAACTCTTCTGAATCATATCTAACCACTGCATATGCTGTATTAGGATAGGCTCTCTTTTCATCAATTAGCTCAGTATAAGAAAACCATTTAAACGCATTATTGATCTTTGGATTACTAGTAAAATCAGGACTTAATCTTGTAACACGAACTGAAACAGGAAAGTTTAAACTAGTAGTCCCAAAATCTATTTGATAATCTCTGTTGTATGGGGTTACTGTTTTACCTGAAACCGTATCTTCTGAAATCGGCGTGTGTACTGTTCCATTGTTTTCAATAATTTCAATTTTAAGTCTGAATGATTCGCCGTTTACGTCTCCTTCATCATTATTAAAGTTTGTAAGTTGTGGAACTAAAATTGTAACTCTTACACCATCAACATCTGTATTAGTAATACTTCTTGTAACAGGTGATGCTTTTGTTACTACAACACCTACATCAGTTGTAGATTCTGAACTTTCAATACCTGATATATGTGTTTGATTATTTGTACCAAAACGAGGTGTAAAGCCAACATCTTGAAAATTAAAATCTGTAGTATTAGGACTAGAAGAAGATGCAGTAGAT